TTTCTGTAAGTTTCAGCTATCTGTCTGTATCTCTTTACTAAAGCTTCAACTTCAAAACGATCCAATACAACCGTATTTTCAGGGTTATTTTTTAAGATACCAGCATTGCTCACCTCATAGTTATGGAATTGAACAAAGTCCGCCATAGCATAATGGATAAGCATAGGCTGAATATAATAGCTTGTCAAGGTCAGATAGTTCCCAACTAATGTGTTGTTCATTACATCGGTTAAAATCTTCCTATAAAGCACTGTCCCAAGTACGCCTTGGATTTCTATATCTTGAGCAACTTTAATAAAAGGACTAATGTTGTCAATATCGACATTCCCTTTAAGTTGAGTATACTTATAAATATCCTCTTTAGTTACCAGTAAAACATTATCATTCGTTTGCATCTTTATTTATTCTTTAAACTTCCTCTATTAGGTAAATCAATCGTTTTTGTGCTTGCCGTATCCCAACTTGGTGGTGCAAATGGCACACCTTCTTTGTTTGCAGTTGCATCAGATACCTTCTCATAGTTCCTTAAATCCCTTTCATCGCTATTTTTCTCACTTGAAGTCAATGGTTTTATTTTACCACCTTCAGTTTTGCGTCTATAAGTTACTCTATACCACGCGTGATGGCAATATACACCACCTTTGAACTTCCAAATTGAATAATTGCTTGAACCTTCAGGGGCAAATTGACCGTTCACTCCGTTAAAACTCATCATATTTATGTCCTCTCTGCGATAAACAATGCCTTTTTTTGATAGATTGGTCATCTCTTTGCAGAACTTTCTTGAGTTTTTAGTCACTCTATCTGGGCCATACTTGTAGCGTATCTTGAATATACCAGTATCATCCTTTGATTTCATATCTGGATTATCCCATCCGAACTCAAAGTGATCATCCTCATCATTCGCTTCTTGAATGTCTATAATTTCCCATTCATTTAAATCAATTTCTTCCCCTTTATCCTCTAAAAAAGCCAACCAAGCATTCTCATCATCTTCGGTCATCTTTGGTTTAGAGAATTGAATGCCTATTGATCCCAATGCTTTAATAACATCAGAGTTATTATCGTAATGCTTCTCAATGCCAAGCTCTTTAATCTTCTCAACTTTTGCCTGGTTAGAACCAGTCGCATAAACTCTTGAAGCTGGTATACCTAATTCAGACGCAATACCAAGCATTCCTTCTTTAGAATCTCTTGCACTAATAACGAATACTGTTGCACCATTTTCAATTTCTTTTTTTGCAAGCTCTTGGCCTCTGTCTGTGCTTAAAGTATCGTCAAAATCAAAGCTAACCTTATTTTCAGCGGCCATATTCCATTTGTTTATACAAATAGCGTATGCTTGCTCATTAGTCTTACCTTCGTTTACTACATATTTAATGCAACGGCCTAAAAAGTCCTCCTTGCTTTCACCACTTTTTTTTTCAACCATTTCAACTTTTGAGAAGCCGTATTCCTTCTCCTTGGTTGTAGTATCAATGGCCACTCCGCTTAAATCAACAAATTCTAATGGCTGCAAAGTCTTGAAGTAAATGTCAACCATTACTTCGTTCTTTAAAAGCACCTTATTAAAGGCATCAATCAATAGATTTTGGAATGGTCTGATAACAATATTGTCAAACAAGATACTTGCAGTTTTTAACTCTTCAGCATTGCTTGAGAATCCGTTACCACTATTTTTAACACCAAAAAGCAAAGGGCTTGTGATTCTATGAGCTAACAAAATTTTATCAATACATTCTGTACTTAAAAATTGGTATTGATCAGCAGCATCGCTTAAAGCAACTGGGGTGATATCCGCTGCAGAATCTTTGCTTTCGTTAAATGATACGATTGCTCTGCCAGTGTTTGAACTTCCGCCAAATTTAGCATTGATTTGAGCTTCGATAGCATCTTTAATCTCCTCAGATGGTTCGCCATTGTTGAAGTTGATTAACATTGATGGAGCTAAACCGTTCTTAATGTTATTTAAGTGGTAGTTGCTTATCTCACCTTCAAGCTCACAATATTGAGTACCGCCTTGATAGTCTGGTGGTGCAAAATAAAAGTTACCAGTTGAGTATGGCTTGATTACAAGCATACATTCTTTAGCACTTTCATCATACCCAAACGCTGCGAACTCTTTTGGCTTTTGGCCTTTCTTTAATTTACTCCAATCAGCACAATAGAACCATTTTTCAATTTCACCTTTATCATTGGCTTTCTGTGGTCTTAAAGTTTGCATTGGAAAGTGGTAAGCTTTTACATACTTTTTACCGTCTTTAGACTTTACAATTTGAAAGGCACACATACCCAACATCGTTAAATCCATTACGCACTTTTTAACCTCTTCATTTTGGAAGATGGTTTTAAAATCTAAATAACCCTTTAAATGACGATCAGCTTTTACAACCTCTGGGCCATAGCCATAAATCATATCAGATTTACCCTTGATACAAGCGTTGTTTGTTGGTGAGCTATAATACAAATCAATTAAGTATTGATAGTAGTTATTGTCAGCTCCGTATTCAACCCAATCTTTATTTGTTTGCTCAACAATAGATGGGCTTGTATAACCAGCCATATTGATAATGTGGTAAGATGGAATATTTTTTTTGCGTGTAGCCATTTTATAATGTTATCCAGTTTTTACTGTTTGTATTTGTTGTAGACCAAGACTTCCACTGTCTGTACTCATCCAAGCTGCCAACAATCCAATAAGCCAGGTATTCAAAATACATCTTACTTGATTGGATTACTCTAATGTTTAATTCGTCTAATTGATTGGCAACCGCATTGATTGTGGAAAGTGATGGCAATGTCAATGTAACTTTAGTCCCCACTATTGTAGGCGTTACAGTTGCAGTTACTAATGTTTTGGTGGCTTTGTGTTCAATTTCAAGTGTTACTGGCAAACCATCAAACGCAATAAGCGGATGAAATGCAATTGATGTACTTGAATTATTGATTACCATATTTAATAAAACCTAAAGGCCTCATTTTGTTACAATAAAAAAGGGGCATCTCTGCCCCCTTCTCACCTATGTACACTTATTAATTATGGAGTTACATCTGGAGTAAAGATAGTTGACAAGCCAGCGTAAGTTACTGCTGCTAACGGTCTTGGGCCATACTTCTCTGAAGCAATAAAGCTTAAAGTGTAAGTACGAGCATCACCAAGTAAAGTTCCCCAATCTTCAGACCCAGTTGTTACATCACAACCAAATTCCTCACCTAATAACCAGAAATTGTCATTTCTATCCCAAACAACCACTCTCCAACGACCAGTTGCAAGTGTTTCAACATCTTTAGTATCTAACCAAGGAGTTGCTTGTGATTTAGGTTTAAATTTAACGGTTAAATTAGATTCGTGATAAGTTGTGCCGTTATCTCTTGAAGAAGTGATGGTGTCGGTAAAGCTATTAGCACCTTTCAATTCCCAAAAGTAACCAGTATCTAAAGTAACGCCACCAGATTGTGCAATTTTAGTAACCGCACCAGTACCATCAATTGTGATTACATCACTCCATACGAATGGGATCAAAAACATACCTTGTATGCCACCCAAATATTCTTTGCAAGGTTCAAGTCTTGCGTCTATTGTATTACAAGCCATTTTATTATTATTTGTTTTTATAAAAAAGGGCGGGTTTTGGCCCACCCCTTATTGTTAATGTTTCAGTTAATTATTATGGAGTTACATTGATAACAACTTGTTGAGCTGGGTTAGTTGCAATGATACCGCCCGTGAAACGCATTATGGTGCGGACATTCTGAGATCCGTCGATTTTAGATAAATCTATAACCGACACTTCGTTAAAGTCGCTCAATAAACCAGTACCAAAGTGTAAATCAGATTTCATACCTAAAATACAGTCGTTATCAGATAAACCAGGACACATTGTTACTGGAATACCTTGGAAGTTCATTGGCTTTTCACCAACATAGAATTGGAAATTGTAGTTACCAGCAGATAAAGCAGCTTGGTAAGCTTTCATTGTAGATGGGCCAACATAATATTGATAACCTTCTTTACCATACAATGCAGCTGGAGAGTAATCTAATGCTTCTTGTAAACGAGCAACAACATTACCTGAAGTTGTAGCACCAGCGAATGGGCGAACGATAGCAGAGTTGTCAATCAAGTATTGAACCATACCACCAGTGTAAAAAGTATTTGATTTCCAGATACCTAATTCAACGGCTTGAGCAACCTCAGCAGCAACTTGAGCTAATAAAAATTGTTCGAATGTAGCAGGCAAAGTTTCAAAAGCAGAGTAACCAGCTTGTGCAGCTTCCCAAGTTGTTCTTAAATTGTTTTTACACAAAGTCAAGTTAACTTGTTTTTCAACTGTGGTTAATACATATTCTCCCAAAGTGATTGAAGAGCTATCTGTGTAATCACAAGTTGCGTTGTCTACGCTGATTGTTTGTTGCCAGTTACGAATAACTTGCTTGTAAGCAACATTAGGGTGTAAAGTGATTAACTCTTTAGATAAAGTTTCACCACTCAAAAGGGCGGCAGCGATATATTCGTTACCGAACTGACCAGCATATGTATTTGGAGATACTGTAGGGCCAGAAAGTTTGATGTTTTTTAAATCTTTCATTTTATTGGTTTTTTTTATTTGAATAATTGGTTAAATACTCGGTCAGTAACTGATTCAGCTCTTTTCTCACCGATTTTAAATTTGATTGAATTTACTGGGTTTGCCTCTGGAGAGTGGAATGATCTTGGAGCTTCCTCAGATGCTAAACGAGATACTAACTCGTCTCTCTCTTCAGTTACACTTGACAATTTCATTTTAAGAGCATTTAACTCTTCTCTAATTTCAGAAATCTCAGCAGAAAACTCACTTACTTTAGTTGTAGTTTCAGTTAACTTTTTAGGCTTTGCCATCTCTTCAACGATCTGCTCTTTCATTGGAGCATCTTCCATAACTGTTTCTTCAACAATTGCCTCTGGAGCTTCCTCTTCTTTAGTGGAAATTTCCACGATGTAACCTTTGTCGTCAACTTTTACAATAGTGCCATCTTCCATAGCGTATTCACCTTGTGGAGCTGGGATTTTACCATCTTCAGTTACCACGAAAATAGCACTTCCAACTTCAAAAGATTCAGCGTCAAATGTAGCTTGACCATCCATTGTTTTCATTGATGCAAGGTTAACTTCAACGGCTGGAGCTTCAGACTTAATGCCTAAAGCAACCATCACTCTGTTTAATGTTTCGTTTGCGTTCATATTTATAAAACTTATTATTTTGTGTTGTTACAATTTTGCCATTCAGTCAAGATGCTTATTACCTCTTGCAATTTGGCCTCTTCATCGGTTAACTCTTTAGATAACTTTTGTCCTTTGTCAACGAAATAACCTTCAATACTAAAGCCTTGAACAAGCCCAGTTTTTACATAGTCATTCCAAACCTCGTCGTTCTCAACTTTCATTGCCACCATCCAAGTCCCGATTGGATCAGTCATTCCATACAAAGCAGATTTGTCCTTCTCCATATCTTCCTTAACCCAAGATTCAACCAGGCATAAGCCTTGAATTTTAACGGCGTGTTCTAAAGTCGCTTGGCCTTGATTACCTCTTTGTAAATAAAGCTCACTTGCTTTCTTAACCGTAGCCCTTGAAAAATAGCAATAAAACTCCATTCCATCCTGGTTGCGATAGATTGGTTTGTTTGGTATTAATGCTGGGCCTAATAAGATTCTTTTTTCAGCGTCAACAGTGGCAAATTTTACCTTGTGGTTATTAAGTGCCACAAAATTAGATTCAATGGCTGGTGATTTAACAATGCTTATCGCATCGATACCACTTGCCATTTGATCCTCATCAAGTAATAACTCAAGTATTTGCATTATTTAATACGACTATAAAGTTTAGTACAAACTGCAAGTTTTTCTTGCAACATCTTTTTACCTTTAGCAACTCTGTCTAATACTGAAGCATCTCCAATTTGTTTAGACAAAGCTTCCATCATATCCATTTCGTGTACCATACCAGATAAAGAGTCCATATTACTCTTCAATTTAGTTTGGATGTCTGTCAATTTAGATTCCAAATCTGGTAATTGTAACCCTAAATCTTTGATTGACATTTCGATATTGTCAATTTTACCCAAATCAATTATAAAGCCTTTCTTTTGCATATATTATAAAATAAATTAACCGCCTAATGTTGCATTTTGGCTTATGCGTCTGTCAAGACTTTGACGGCTTGTTACATCATTACCCACTACATACGCTTTTTGAGGGCCACCAACCGCACCTTGTAAGCTTTTAGCCATCTGTGTTGAGGAATCAACTTGACCTCCAACAACGCCTATTGATGGGCCACCAGTTCCACCACTTACCCCACCAGTTTCAACCCCCATTTTACTTGCTTGTTCTGATATCTTTTTTATGTTTGCAATACCAGTTGCAATTACAGAGGCCATTAATAAAAAGTTCATTGGCGGTGGAGCTGATGCCAAGGCCTTATTTGCTGCGACATATGTATCAATAACCGCTTGACCAATAGCTAAAACTGTTGCACCTTTAGAGTTTTCCTTTAGCAAACCTTGAATAGCTCCCAATACTTGTTTTGTAGCGTCAAGTTTACTTTGAATTTGAGCTTGTTCTGCGTCTTGTAAAGCTTTAGTCTCTTCTTGTTGCTTTTTAGTTAAATCTAACTTTTGTTGAGCAATTGTTTTTTCAATGTCTAAAGTATCGAGGCCATTTTTTACTCTGCTATTATAGATTTCTTGATTTTTGGCAAGTTCTAAATCAAGCAATGTTTGTTGCAATACTTTCTCATCTTCAATAGTTTGCATTGCCACAAGTTTTTTACGCTCGTATTGATCAGCAATGGTCTTCTCTTCCTGAGCATATTGCTCTTTTAACTGTGCGTCTTTAGCTTGTTTTGCCTTTTCAGCTTCCTCTTGTGCTTTCTTATCAGCATCCGCATTTATTTTAGCGACATTATTTTGATATTGTTTATTGATCAGTTCTAACGCCTTGGCCTTTTCTTTAGCGTTCATTGTTGATCGCTGAATATCAAGTTTAGCATTGTCATTGTCAATCTCGGCTTGTTTTAAAGCCTTCTCCCTTTCGGTCTGGATTGAATCAACGGCAAGTTTCTGTTCTAAAGCTCTAATTTTATCAGCTGATTCTTGCCTTTGTTTATTATAATCTTCAATTCTTTTCTTCCTATCCTCCGCTTGCTTCTTCTCTTCCTCGGCTTTTTGTTTTTTAGTATCAGCATCTTCTTTCTCAATCTTTTGGTTTTCTTTTGCAAACTCCCTTCTCTTATTGGCAAGTGCAGTTTCAGTATTTAGGATTTGTATCTCGGCATCTTGTAGTTGCTTTTTACGGTCTTTTGATTCACCATTTAAAGCAATTTCCTTTCTGATATTTTCAGCTTTCTTTTTAGCGTTCTTTAGTTCTTCAGCTGCCAAACTTGTCTCGGCATCAGAAATCTTTTTAAGTGCCGCCTTCCTTTCCTCAAGCGTTTTATTAGTATCATTAAGAATCTCTTTTGCTTCGGCTAAATCTTTATTCTGTTTTGCTCTTTTAAGGGCAAGTGATTCTTCAGCGTCTTCAACCTCTTTTATGCTATCCGCCAAGTCCGATGCTTGATCACCAGTTACGCCAAATAACCCAGCGACAGTTTCCAATACTCCAATAAACTTATCTGCTAAAAACAACGCAAAGTCTTGGACAACCTTAACAACTGGACTTATGATGCCATTAAATATTGCAGTTATTTTGGCCAGCTTACCCATTCCCTCATCTGTTGATGTAAGGGCCTTGTATAATACCATAAATGCACCAGCAATCGCAGCTACAGTCGCAACTATTGGATTAGCTAATAAAGAAAATAATTGTTTACCAAAGCTTCCAAGTGATGATGCTGCTTGACCAACTGGCCCAGGTATTGCACCGAATTTATCTCCGATACCACCGATTTTATCACCCATCTTGCCAAATGTAGAATCGGCTTTATTGCCTAATTTGTCAATAGAGCTTGTGGCTTTGTCAACCTTACTTACATTGACATCTATATCGTAGGTTATTTTCTCACTCATATGCTTTTAAATCTTCTTTTGAGGGCCTTTACTTTATTCGCCCATCCTTTTTTTATCTCGTGCTTGCCTTTGGCAATCTCAACTGTATCAGATACCTTTATCCATTCGTGTGATTGTGCCAATTTTATTATTTCGTTTATCATATTATTCGCTCGATTGTAAATGATGTCCTATGAATATTTATGTTTTTAGTTGATCCGTCCAGAGTATAAGCTCTTAATTTTATAACTTGATTTTCTCCAATAGTTGCACTTGCAATAAGGTTAATTGACAATATTGTATTAGCATGAGTTTCTTGGTAGGCCTCTGTTTGAACATCATCAATATTCACCTCATATCCAACTTTAGCCGATGAACCGTTATTGATTACCATATTGACATTGATACGATATTGACCTGATGTGTTGATGGTTACCTGACTATTGGCTAAATCATAAGTATAGAATCTTTGGTCACCTTCAAATCCGACATCTGTCAAAAAGATAACTTGTGGAGTTGGATTAACTGTTATTGGCAAGTTTGAATAATTCCACATCGTTACCTTATTAAGTGAAATCAG